TCACTATTCAGAAACTTAGGCAATGTTGGTTTAGGTGCTTTAGATCAAATTAGAGGTGGTGCAGGTATAATATCTGCTTTTACTGATCCAACTGGTAACATAATAGGTGATTATCTTAATCAAGAATCAGAAGCAGGCTTTCAACAAAGATTAAAAGAAAGAGATAGGACAAAAGATCCAACTGGATCAGAGTTATTTCTGCCAGAAGGTCAAGAGCAAGCACGATTAAAAGGTAATGTTGGTGCAAAAAGCATGGCAGATGTACCCGGAATGGATATATTCACACAAGCGGGTCAAGACGCACTGGGTGCATCGGCAGCTAAAGCAATACAAGAAACTTTAGGTAAAAATGTTGGAGATCCTAGTGCTTTTGGTGCAGGTGATTTCGCAGATACAGAAACAGTGCAAAAAGTACAAGAACAAGTTGACAAACAAAACATTGATACCTCTGCACCAGATAGTGATATTGATTATACAGACTCAGTTGACGATGCAGATTTAGAAACTGCTACAGAAACTGGAATTGAAGGTGCTAATACTGCAGCTAAAAAAGCAACTGTTAAGGCTTTAGATGAGTTTTTAAAAGATGCGAGACCAGGTGTTAAACCTAAAACTTTTGATGAATATATTAATGAGTTTGGTGAGGCTACTGGTTTAGATATTTCTGGAGAGGCAGACACAAAACAAGCACTTATGTCTTTTGGTGCTGCCTTGATGCAAAATAGGGCAGGAAAAGGTTTTAACATTAGCAACATACTTAGTTCTGTTGGCGAGGCCACAGAGGCTGCAATGCCAGACTTTAGAAAGGCAGTTGCCGAGGCAAAAGCAATTAGAGCTAAAGCCGGTGCCTTTGCTTTAAGTAAACGTGATGAAGATCAAAAGAAAGCAATGGATAGGCGTTCATATGTAGTTATTCCAAAAGCCGGAGGTTTAGCAAACAGCATACTGCAAAACACAGGAAGATTTGCAAGACTTAACAGTTATGAACTCAACAGTCTTATGAATAGTGCAGATTTTAACGAACAATTTGAAGTAATAGATTCTGCTGTATATACGGACATGACTAAATCTTTAATTACCGCACAAGGTAAGAACAAAACTTTCCTTGAAAAACCTAAAAGCACACCTTTATTTAGCGGTTCAGATATTAAAATTGACGTGTTTTATGCTAATCCAAATGTAGCAGATGCTGGCACAAAACCAAGATTAGCTAGTGATCCAAAAAATGCTTTGGCAGCAATACAAAAAATGGAAATAGGTTTAAAAAGAGGTGAAGATAAGTTTAAAGAAATAGCTAAATTATTACAAGTTACAGATATAACTGGACCAGACCAAATTAGGTCATTTGGAGTGCAACTAGCTAGATCATTTGGTTTAAAACTAGGTGATGGTCCAGATCCGGTAAAACAAATTAAAGTATTACTAACTGATTTGAAAGCTAGAAATGCAGCAGAAATATTGGGTGAAAGTGGTAAAACAATTTCAGATAATGATAGAAAATTAGTGGCTGATATTGTTGGAGACATTGACGTATTTGATGGTGATATTGATTTATTAAAAATAAAGTTAAGAAGACTTTATGATGCTGTTATAAACGCTAGAAGAGATGATATTAACGAGGCATATACTGTTCTAGGTAATGCAGGTGTACAAATAAATAGAGGTGGCACGGCAACTGGCGGCACCGCGTTTGAAAAAGTAGAAGATGAAGGTGGCGTTTTGTATAGAAGAATTAGACCACAGGCGACATAATGGGTATAATTAGAGTAGAAACACCTCAAGGTATAATTAGGGTTGAAATTGAGGGTAATGAGCCGACTCAAGAAGAGTTAGCAGCTATAGATCAACAATTCTCCCCTCAACAAAAATCAAGAAGTTTTGATGATTTATTAGAAGAGGCTAAGAAAACTACTCCCACTGTGCAAGGTCAACCAACACAAGCGAACTTTAATACAGAAAGTGGCATACAAGATGCTGGTCTAAGGTCGGCATTATCTTTAGCAGAAAATAAGGCAGAAGAAGAGGCTATACTTTCCAAACAAGGATTTTCAACAGAAGATTATATAAGAGATAATAGAGGTAGATTAGCATTAACACCAAGTGGTGCGGCTAAAGTTGGTGTGCAAACAGATAAAAATGTTCTTATTGATGAAGAAGGATTTAGTAGGAATGATTTATCTGATTTAGCCGGTATATTGCCAGAGTTAGCAGGTGGTGTTACTGGTGCAATCAAAGGTGCAACAATTGGAACTGGATTTGCACCGGGGTTTGGAACATTATTAGGTGGTGCAATAGGTGCCTTTGTTGGTGGTGGTGGTGGATCTCTTGCAGAGGAAGCTATAGAAGGAATTGCAGGAGTTTCAAAACAAACCGCAGGTGACATAGCTACAGATGCGGCAATAGAAGGTGGTATAGCTGCCGCTGGTGAACTGTTGTTTGGCATACCAATATTAGCTTACCGAGCCGTAGCTCCATCTGGCAGAAAGTTTATACAAGAGGCAAGTAAAGAAGATTTAAGAATTACTGCAAAAGGTATTGAGAAAGGACTTGAACCTACAATAGCACAGATAAAAGGCAGACCTATTGCAGCTAAGTTTCAACAATTACAAGAGAGTGTTCTTGGTGGATCTCCAAGAACACAAAGAATTGCAGAAGCTATGGAAAAAGAAGTTGGAGAACTTAATAAGTTTGTATCACAAGCCGCTACAGAGGGTAGTGAAAAGTCTGCTGGTGATTTGTTTTTAGAGTTTGAAAAAAAGTTTGGTAAAGAGTTAGCACAAAAACAAACCAAGGCGTATGGCTCTATAATGAACGCACTAAAAGAATCTGCTGATAATTTAGCAGGTGGATTAGAACGTAATCAATTAATAGATGATAATATATTTAACTTTGTACAACAATCTGCAAAGAATTTTGAAGATACAATGTCACAACAATGGGCAACAATAAATGAAGTTATTGAAACTGCTATTGGTGATACAAGAATACTACCAACTTCAACAATAAAAGAAGTAGCAGATTTAGCTGAAAAGAAATTTGCACAAGCAGGAACTGGTGATTTAGCTACGGCAGAGGGTCAACTAGGACTTAAATTAGCCGCAGATTTAAGAGCGTTAGGTGATAAATCATCTTTCACCGACGCATATCAATTAAGAAGAAAGCTTTGGGATTTAAAGAACGCACCTAAAACTGCTCAAGAAGTTGAACAAAAAGCTATAATTGATGGTTCTGTAAATTTAACTCAAGTTTGGGATGATGCAATAAACAAAGTTGATCGTCTGTTAGATAGCTCAAACATTGATTCTTTAACAAAAGAAATCACAGATCAGTTAGGTTCTGAAGCATTTAAGAAAATGCAAGTTGCTTCAAGTCTATTACCAAAAGCAAGAAAACAATTTAGAGAAGGCACTGCTCTATATAATGACATATCAAGAACTTTAGGATCTAAAGAACTTGTAGAACAAATGCGTAGTGGTGCGTTTAATATTAACAGACCGGGAGCGTTAACTGGTTTAACACAAAGAGTTTTAGGTACTGGTGGCAAACCCACAGGTTTAAATAGATTAAAAAAAGCATTAGATGATACTCAATACAATCAAATTAAAACACAAATGGGTAAAGAGTGGTTACAAGGTGCTTTAAATAAAACTGGCTTTGATTCCATTAAACCTACAAATTTTAAACCTAATGAGTTTATCAAAGCCTTAGATGATTTAGGTGACACTGGCGTAGAGTTATATGGCAGACAAAGATACAATCAATTAAAAACATTTGCTAAACAGTTTGAAGATTTAAAACTTACAAACATAGATTCAGATACAGTAAGCACATTAGTTAAACAAGGTTTAGACGCAGATGGCAATGTTGCAACCGCACTTAGAAATTCAATAGAGCAACTACAAGAAACATCAAGACTTAGAACAAATAGTGTTTTTGCAAAAATCAGAAACAACAACTTAGATCCGGAAGAAGCATTAGATTTGGTTATGTCACCAGGTGCAACTCGTGGAGATTTAAAAGCAGTTATGAACTTTTATAAAGACAAGCCTGCTGAATTAAAGACTATTAGAGGTGCATATGTTGAAAATATGCTTGATAACATTGGTGCAGTAACGAATGCAGATGGTATGAAGCAACTTGCTAAAAATATTAGAAGAGCAGACAAAAGCAACAAATTAGATATTGTATTTCCAAACGCTGGCGATACGAAAGAAATTGCAGGTAACATAAGAGATTTTGGTAAAATACTAGAAAGAATATCGGCTAACATACCAAAAGGTGATTTAGTAGCTGCAGGTATTTTAGCTAATGTATTTAATAATGTTGGAAGAATTGCTAAAATGTTTGTTCTTGGTCAGTTGTTTACAGGTAAAAAGGCTATGAAAGAAATAGTAGAAGCATCAAAAAAGTTAGATGGCATACAAAGTCCAACTGTTGCAGATCAAAGGGCATTTTTGGAATCAGTATCTAATGCGTTTAGACCAGGGCAAGTAATAACACAATCTGTTGAAGAAAATGTAAGTGAAGCATCAGATCAAATACAATCAGTTGCAGAAAACACTGGTATTAATCAAGCAGTAAGAAATGTTGGTGCTAACACAATCAATCAATTACAAGGTATTCAAGCAGTCAATCCAAATACAAATGTTGGAAAAATAGATGTTACAAGTCCAGGCACTGGTGCGGCACTTGGTTTATCTCCTATAGATCAAGCCATAGCAGCTAGAAGAGGATCACCATTGACTGTACCAAAAGAACAATATGGGAGTTTATTTAATCAATGAACATAGAAGAGTTAAGAGAAGAAATTGCGAGAGACGAGGGCAGGGTGAATTCTGTGTATTTAGATCATTTGTCGCTGAAAACTGTTGGGATTGGGCATTTGGTCAATGAATGGGATGAAGAATATGATAAGCCAGTTGGCACACCAGTATCAGAAGAGCGTGTTAATGAGTTGTTTGATAAGGATATAAAAGTAACAATATCAGAGTGCAAAGAATTATTTGACAACTTTGATGAGCTACCGGAAGAAGTACAAAAAATCTGTGCAAACATGATGTTCAATATGGGTAGACCAAGATTAAGTGGATTCAAGAAATTTCGTGCAGCTATAGCGAACAACGATTGGGAAGAATGTGCAATTCAAATGGAAGACAGTCGTTGGCATAAACAGGTCACTAAAAGAGCGAATCGCCTAATTTCAAGAATGAGAGCGGTCGAGGGTACCTAGTCCTAACGTCTTGACGTTACTATTTAAATCTTGTTTTTCATATTCTATATCAACCATTAGTCCTATTTGCTGACGTATGTTTCTACGTTCTTTATCACATATAATTTTTAATTTATTGTAAGTTGATAGGTCTATTCCTATTGACTTGAACTTTGATGTATCTGCCATTATACTACCTCCATGACTTATAAATACCCAATTATACCCAATAAAACCCGAAGACCAAACAAATATTTTGCAAAAAAAACTTTATTTATGGGTTTTAAATTTGATAGCAAATGGGAAGCAGAGCGTTGGGGTCAATTAAAATCAATGGAAAAAGCCGGTGTGGTAACTCAACTAGAAAGACAAGTTCGTTATGATTTGACTGTAAATGATGTTAAAATTTGTGATTACATAGCAGACTTTAGATATTTATTAGAAGAAGAAAATGGATTGTCTAAATTGATTGTTGAAGATGCAAAAGGTGTTTTAACATCAGAGTTTAAGCTTAAAAAAAAGCTAATGAAAGCCGTGCATAACATAGATATTTATCTTTCTTTTAAAAAAAAATAACAAAAGCTATTGACTTATAGGATATGTATGCCTACTTTATAGGTATCTAGTGTCTATTTATTATTGAGAAAGGATTATTTATGGATTTAGATTTTTTAAATATGCCTTTGCATGATGTTTTTAAGTATCGTGAAGAACTTAAACAACAAATTCAAGTGTTAAAGGACAAGCAAAGCGTTCTTAATGATGATCTTGCAATAAGGTTTGGTAACAGTGCAAGAAACAAATTGAACGAAGATGGTAAAGATTATGGAACTGTTACACTTAATGAGCAGGGATATAAAGTAAAAGTTACCATGCGACAAAAAGTAACTTGGGATCAAGAGGGTCTTGCTACTGCTTTGATGAATATGGATCAAGAAGATGCAAGACATTATGCTAGAATTACTTACGCTATTGATGAGCGTAAATATAACAACGCACCTCCTGGTATTAAGAGTAAACTACAAGACCACAGAACAGTAGAGCTTACTGGTACAACTGTGGATATTACGGAGGATAATAATGGCTCTTAAAATTATATCAGCTGATGAAAGATTAGCAGAAAAAAGAGGTCATAAAATTGTAGTCTGTGGTCAAAGTGGTGTGGGCAAGACAACTCTTGCCCGTACTCTTGATCCTGATACTACTTTATTTATGGATTTAGAGGCTGGCGATGCTGCTATTGAGAGATGGCCAATTGATGTTATTCGTCCACAGACTTGGGAAGAGTGCAGAGATTTTGCTTGTTTTCTTGGTGGGCCTAACCCAGCCTTATCACCGGAACAACCATATAGTGTTGTGGAGTATGAAAAAGTTTCACAGATGTATGGTGATGCGTTTACTATCTTGAAGAAATATGATTCTATTTTTGTTGATAGTATAACAGTTGCCGGTAGACTTTGTTTTCAATATTGCTATGGACACCCTGACAACAAATCAGACAGAACTGGCAAGATTGATACAAGAGCAGTATATGGTATGCAAGGTCGTGAGATGATGGCTTGGCTTACTCACTTACAACACATCAGAGATAAAAATGTTATTTTTGTTGGTATTCTTGATGAAAAGGTAGATGAGTATGGTAGAACTATGTACGAGCTACAAATTGAAGGTTCTAAAACTGGTCGTGAACTTCCCGGTATCGTTGACGAAGTAATAACTATGGCAGTCATGCCTAGTGAAGAACATGGCCCATACAGAGCCTTTGTATGTCAAACACTTAACCAATGGGGTTATCCAGCCAAAGATAGATCTGGTCAACTTGAAGTTGTGGAAGAGCCACATCTTGGTAAGCTTTTGACAAAAATAAGTGGTAGATCAACAGACAAAGGGGACTTAAACTTTGTTGATCCTAATACAATCAAATCTAGCGATAAGGAGACTAAGTAATGATTGATTTTAATGATGTTCCAAATGACTCTAACAAAGAGTTTGAGTTAATTCCTGCAGGCACTGTTGCAAGGGCAATTCTAACGATGAAAAGAGGTGGTGAAGTTATATCAGACTATTCTTCACAACCCATGTTTAAGGTTGGTGCAAGTGGTGCTAAATACCTTGAATGTGAATTTACGATTGTTGGTGGTAAGTACGACAAACGTAAGTTTTGGCAAAATATCATGTGTGATGGTGGTAAGATTAATCCTGAAAGTGGCATGCCTTGGTGTAAAGAAATAGGCATAAGAACTTTTAGAGATATTATCAATAGTGCATTTGGTCTTGATCCAAACGACACATCACCTGAAGCAGCTAGTAGGAGAAAGGTTAATGATCTTACTGCTTTAGATGGTGCAGAGTTTTGTGTAAAGATTGCAATTGAAAAAGGCACTAATGGTTATGCTGATAAGAATAAAATGTTAGTTGCATTAGCTTTAAATAGTAATGAGTACATTGGTTCTTCAAATCAAGCACCAGTGCAACCTCAAGTGCAACAACCAGTGCAACAAGCTCAAACTACGAATCCAACGCCAAATGCCGGTGGTATTCCTCCTTGGGCACAAAATAAGTAATTTACTAGGTTTCTAGCGGCAGGACTGCTTTCTCGTCTGCTAGAGTCGGTTTGGGTAGCACCGATGCCGCAAAGCTACCCAACATTTTAGGAACACAAACATGATTTTAAGACCATACCAAGAAATAGCAGTAGACGATGCTTCAACTGCTTTAGACAAACACAAGAATACAATTGTGGTTGCACCCACTGGTGCAGGCAAAACTATTATGTTGTCTGCGTTGGTTGGCAAGAGATACAAAGTAGGAAACAAAGTTCTTATTCTGCAACACAGAGATGAGTTAGTAAGACAGAATAGAACAAAGTTTTCTAAGGTAAATCCCAACATTACAACTAGCATTGTTGATGGGTCAGAAAAAGATTGGACTGGTAGCACTATCTTTAGCATGGTGCAAACATTATCAAGAGAGAATAATTTAAATAACATAAATCACTTTGATTTAGTTGTGGTTGATGAAAGCCATCACGCAGTAGCAGATACTTATATGCGTATCATTGATAAAGTTAGACAAGCAAACGATTCCGTGGAGATTGTTGGTTTTACAGCAACACCTAATCGTGGCGATAGAAAAGGCTTGAGAAAAGTATTCACTAACTGCTCACATCAGATTGAGATTAGCACATTAATCAGAGAGGGTTTTCTTGTGCCACCAAAAACATTTGTTGTTGATGTTGGTGTGCAGAAAGATTTGGAGAATGTCCGTAAGACTGTAACTGACTTTGATATGTCAGAAGTCGAAAAGATCATGAACAAGAGAGCAATTAATGAAAAGATTGTTAATGAATGGCAAGACAAAGCCGGTGAAAGAAAAACAGTAATATTTTGTAGCACAGTTAATCATGCACAAGATGTTTGTGATGAGTTTAGACGTAAAAATATTAGAACAGAAATTGTTACTGGTGATACACCAAGCGAACAGAGAAAACAAATTTTACATGATTTAGAACATGGCGATGTCCAGGTTGTGGTTAATGTTGCAGTATTAACAGAGGGTTTTGACGCACCACCTATTAGTTGCATTGTGCTCACTAGACCATGTTCATACAAATCAACGATGGTACAGATGATTGGGCGTGGTCTTAGGACAGTTAATCAAGAAGAACACCCTGGTTTAATTAAAAAAGATTGTATTGTTTTAGACTTTGGCACAAGTGTTCTTACTCATGGTTCATTGGATGAAGGCGTTGATCTTGATGGAGCTCAAGCGAACACCTCCGGTGCCACACCACTGAAAGTATGTCCTGAATGTCAGTCTGAAATACCATTGTCATCAAGAGAGTGTCCTATCTGTGGTCATGAATTTGGCACACAAGACAAAGAAATTCTTGAAGAATTTACTATGACAGAAGTTGACTTGATTGACAGATCACCATTTAGATGGCTTGATTTGTTTGAAAACAAAAGGTGTATGATGGCAAGTGGATTTAATGGCTTTGGTTTAGTGGCACACTTAGATGACCTATCTGTCGCCATTGTAAAGCGTAACAAAGGGCGTTTAAGGATTGTTAGTGTAGGAACAAAGGAACAAGCTATTGCGTCTGCTGATGACTTTCTAAGAGGCATAGAAGATAGCGATGGTGCAAGAAAAGGTAAAAGATGGCTTAATCAAGGCGTTACAGTAAAACAAAAAAATGCTTTAGCCATGTTAGGTCGTTTTATTAGACCAATGGATTTTAGTTGGAATAAATACAAAGCGGCTTGTTGGTTAAATTATTTGTGGAATAAAAAGGAAATTGATGCAAAAGTTTTAAATTATTACGAAGGAGGTAATAGTGCAGCGAAGTGAAGCTTTGAAAAAAGTAGATTTAATAATAAATGGTCCTCGTGCTAAATCGCATGGCGATGCTACAGAGACACATACATATATAGCACAAATGTGGAACATATTATTAAGAAAAAAACTAAAGGAGCCGCTTGATATACACGATGTTTACAGAGCAATGATTGGTATCAAGCAAATTAGAAACAGCCAAAATCCAAGAGTTGAAGATAACATGATTGATATTATTGGATATGCGGCATTAGCAATAGAGGCAAAAGATGGCAAGAATGGAAGTTAAATACATTATTCAAGAAGAAAATGAAGTGGGCGTAGAGAATGTTAAAGAGGGATCATTGTTTATGCCATTTAAAATAAATGGTGATCCGGAAAAATTGGCAGATGAACTAGGTAAAACATTTAAAAGAATTGTAGAAACAAATAAGAATGAAGTTTTGCATATTCATTTTAGAGCGTTTTTTGATGGTACAGAAATATTAAATGGATCATTATATTCAGAACAAGGAGAAGGTAGATGGATAACCCCAGCATCGGAGACAATTCATTAAAGAATTTAACTAAACTTTTTGCTAGGTTTGGTTGGGATAAAAAACTTGGTGATTTAACTGAAGAAGAGATAAAAGCCACAGTTACAATAATGCAATTCTCAAAGAAGGTAGAAGAAGATGAACAATACAACAAAAAAGAACTCGATAGATTACTTCTTAAATATGTCCACGGGCAAGAAGAGTCAGAACAACGAGTTGATGAATTACCATTTTGAAGAAGTAATTAATAAAACTATTGTAGATAAAAATAAATCTGAACCTAAAAGAAAGTATTTAGGTGGGTCTATGTTGGGGGATAAATGTGCAAGAAAGATACAGTATATTTATCAAGGACAACAACCTGATGAGAATAAAGAGTTTAATGCACAAACATTAAGAATATTTCAGTTAGGTCATGAGCTAGAAAATAGTATGGCTGGGTGGATTAGAAACGCAGGATTTGATCTAAGAACTTTAGATAAGAATGGCGAACAGTTTGGTTTCTCAATAGCAGATGACGAGATAAAAGGTCATATTGATGGTGTCATCTGTGGCGGCCCACTTGATGTTAAGTATCCCATGCTTTGGGAATGTAAATCTGCAAACGAAAAAAAGTTTAGAGATTTCAAATTTAAAGGCATAAAGGCAAATCCTACATATGAAGTGCAAGTAGCGTTATATCAAGCCTATATGGAACTAACAGACAATCCTTGTTTGTTCACAGTTATAAATAAAAATACAAGTGAAATATTTTATCAACTTGTGTCTTTTAATCAAGAATTGGCTCAATATGCTAGTGATAGAGCAGTTGACATATTAAGAGCGTCTAAACAAAATGAAATGCTACCAAGAATAGCACAAAATAAAGATGTGTTTGATTGTAGATTTTGTCAGTTCTCTAATACTTGTTGGGAGGAGGGGTGATGGCGATACAGAAGGTAGCAAAGTACCGCCATCATAGGAGATGGTAATGAACATTATTAAATTTGGCAACAGTAAACGCAGTATGGATTCTAAGGAATTAGTTGAATTAATAAGTCAAAAAGTTCCATCACAAGTTCAAATTGATTTATTGAGAGAAACGTATCCACAAGGTGTCATAAGAGGGGATCAATTTACTATAGGTTCGCTTGGTGGTGAGGCAGGCAAGTCTTTAAAAATAGACATAAATCCTAGATCACCATACTTTATGAAAGGACAAGATTTTAATGGTGCAGACGGAGTAGGTGGCATAGTTAAGATATTGATGGAAGGTAGAAATATGAAGTTACCGGAGGTTAAAGAGTTGTTCGCCTCATATCTTGATGAAGGCACGCCACAACCAGTTGAATCAATTAGTTCTATTATTAAACCGGAATCAAAACAAATAAACATAAACACGCCTTATGATAGCGAACATAAATATTTGAACGCTCAAGGTGAGTTACTTTGCTTAGTACGCAGATACAATGATATAGATGAACACGGAAATCCTATATTAGACTCACATGGCAAACCAAAAAAAGAATTTAGACAGTTTGCTGGAGGCAGTAATTATCCACGTATGCCTGATGTTCGTCCATTATACAATATACCAAATATTATAGCTTCAGAAAAAATTATATGGGTTGAGGGGGAAAAATGTGCAGATGCACTTAATGAACTTGGTTATACTGCAACTTGCACAATGGGTGGTGCCGGTATGCTTTCAAGAAAGTCTGCAAACTTATTTGACTTTTCTCCGTTGCATGACAAAGAATTAATCATATGGCCAGATAATGATACTGCTGGTCGCAAAGTTGCAGAGCTAGTACAAGAACTTGCTCTTAACGCCAGTGTTAAATCAGTTACTACATTAACGCCACCAAGAGGTAAGCCTGAAAGATGGGATGTGGTAGATGCTATTGCAGAGCAATTTAACATAAATGAATTTCTCAACACTAACATCAAGCAAATAAAAAAGAACATTAATCTTCTTGATGACAGTTTGTTAATTAACAGATTTGTTGGAGAGGCACCGGAGCAAAAGTTTTTGATAGCTAACACATTACCTTTAGCAGTGCCTATTATATTTTCTGCCGCAGGTGACAGTGGTAAAGGTATGATGACATTGGACTTAGCAATGAAAGTATCAAGTGGTCAATCAATGCAAGAATCTTTTGGTGGCATGATTAGTGAGTTTGGCAATTCAATTATATTTACTGCCGAAGATGATGAAGCAGAGATGCACAGAAGAATTGATAGACTTGATTTTGAAAACAATAGGCAAAGTTTTGAGCATGAGTTACGAATCGTTAGTTTGCCTAATGTTGGTGGTGTCTTTCCTATACTGCAAGAAACACATGATGGTTACAGAACAAGCGATGAATTTGATAAAATATATGAACAAATACTGCAAATGAAGAACTTAAAACTTATAGTATTTGATCCTTTGGCTTCATTTGTACACGCAGATGTAAACTCTGATCCTGCGGCGGGTGCGGCTTTAACTGGTTTGTTAGCACAAATAGCTACTGAAACCGGTGCCTCAGTCATAATGTGTCATCATATGACTAAAGTTAAAGAAGATTTAGTTGTAAGCACACCGGAACAAGCAAGAAATATGATTAGAGGCACGTCTGCATTAGTTGATGGTGTTCGTTGTGCGTTTGCATTATGGCAAGTTGACGAAGCAACTGGGCGTAGAAGATGTCAAGATTTAGGCATAGAATATAAAAGAAACAAATGCTTTGATGGTGCAGTCGTTAAATCTAATGGGCCAGCTAACAGAAACATAAGGCACTTTATTAGAGATGAATATAGTGGATTACTTGTGGATAAAAGCGAAGATATATCAAGATTACATACCGGCTCAAATAAAGAAATCAAAAAGACTGCGTTGTTTAATTGGATTGCAGATTGTGAAAGAGAGGGCAGAGCTATGACACAACAGTCCGGTGCAGATGCTATTTTGCAAAGAATGTCTGCTGATACTGATGCACCAAGGGTTTTAAACAACTGCACACAAAGAATGATTGATGGTCTTGTTAGAGAGTTAATACAAGAGGGCAGACTGGCTAAGTATTCCTTTAGTACAAGTGGTGGCAGAAAGTGGCTTGGCACCATTGATGGCGATATGAGTAGAGGTGAATACGAGGCAACCACTGCAAGAGATAATGTATAAAATAGTAGATTTATTTAGTGGCATAGGAGGATTTAGCTATGCTGCCGAACAAATAGTAGGTGGCTTTGAAACAATAGCTTTCGTTGAAAGAGACGAATATTGTCAAAAAGTCTTGCGTAAACATTGGCACGATGTACCAATATATAGTGATATAAGGAGTTTTGATGGTAAAGAATACAAAGACGCAGATATCGTTGTTGGAGGATTCCCATGTCAACCCTGGTCGGTTGCAGGAGCTCAAAAGGGAAGCGAAGATGACAGAGATCTCTGGCACGAAATGGTTAGGATTATTGAAGACATACGGCCACGATGGATCATTGGCGAGAATGTGTCAGGCTTTGTTACAATGCCAATGGGTCTCAGAAGAAGTCTCATTGACTTGGAAAGTATCGGATACAAAGCCATCCCATATCTTATTCCAGCTGC